CTTCCTTTGATACTAAAAAGAATACGATTACAAGTGGCGGAAAAACCGCTCAATTGGGTAAGACTTCTGTTGTTACGGATCCAAAAACAGGAAAGCAGGGTGTCGGATATCTTGCATATAAAGGTGGAAAAGCAGTTTATAAAAAACCAGATACAAAATCTCTTGCTCAGACATCATCCAATCCATTAGAAAGAGTTGGTAGGTCTTTATTTGCCGGTGCTTATAAGGCAAATGATGCTAAACTTGCTGCCGCAAAACTTAAGACAGCTGCTACAAGTGATGCTTCTCGTAACAAACAACTTGGTGTTAAATTGAAGCCGGGAGGTTAATTTTTATAAATAATTGAAAATAGTGTTTATTCATATGTCAAAAGAAATTGTAGACTTGATGGAGGCATATCAAGCAGTATATGCTCCCCAAGAATTGACAGAAGAGCAAGTATGGGAAGAAGTTGAGAACTGGGTTAATTCACTTTTAGAAGAAGGTTATGATCTAAGTGATTATACTTGGGAAGAGATGTATGAGAATTATGTAACTGAGAATTGGGCAGCTGTAGGTAAAGCATTATTAGGTTATGGGGCAAGAGGATTAAATGTAGCAAAGGTTGGAGCAAAACCTGTATTAAAAAATGTAGTAACTAAGGGTGGAAAGTATGGAGCTATTGGTCTTGGTGCATTAACAGCAGATGAATTACTTACAAGAGGAGCTGGAAGAACAGCAGTAGGTAAAGGTTTGGAGCAAACAAGAAAACTCGGACCAGCACTTAGAGGAGAACCAGCAACACCATCTGCAAAAGTAGAACCCTCATCTTCAGAGAAACCTGGAGAATCCACAGGGAAAGTAGTGAACGCTGCCGGTGGTAAAGGAGGAACAGTTACTTCCGGAACAAAATATGCAGCAACTCTTGGTGGAAAAAAGGGTAGTGTAACTTATGATGATACTGGTAAAAAGACATTTACTACCGACTCTTATGGATATGATGCCTATGACCTTGTGCTTGAGTATCTCCTCTCACAAGGGCACACAGACACCGTAGAAGAGGCAAATTATGTAATGTTGGTAATGGATGCCGAAACTATTGGAACTATTGTTGAGACAGCGGCAGACCAATCTGATAAGCAAATTGATAAAGGTGTAAAGACGACTTATAAAGCACAAAATGTTCTTGATAATCAACATCAAGGTAGAAGTAAAGGATTGAATAAACTTCCAAGAGGCGAAAGAGAAGAGAAGGCAAAAAGAATGGGAGGTCGTCTAAAAAGTCGTAGAGACGATTTATTTGGAGAACGCAATAAGCGTGAAGATTCAAAAAGAGAACAACTGAAGAAAATGTTAGGTTTATAATCTAAAATCCTAACATAACTCAAAGCACCTCTTGACAAGGTGCTTTTTTATTGCTAGACTAGGTTTGTCTCCGTTGAAGGATAAATAATAGCTCTATAAGACTACTAAATGAGCTATGAGAATCCTTGGAGATATAATGGGGAGATTTTTGAATCAAACCATATAGAAGATTATTTTGGATTCGTATATCTCATATCCTGTAAGACCACCGGTAGAAATTATATTGGACGCAAGTACCTTTGGCAGTTCAGAACCCCAAAAGGAAAAAAGAGAAAAGTAAAGTCAGAATCTGATTGGAAAAATTATTATGGTTCTTGCCCAGAATTAAAAGAAGATATAATCAAATACGGCAAGGAGTTCTTCAGTAGAGAAATTATAAGTCTTCATAAGACAAAAGGTAAATGTAACTTTGAGGAAACAAGACAACTTTTTCTAAATAATGTACTGACCGAATCACTTGACTCTGGGGTTCCGGCATACTATAATAGCAATATTCTCTCTAGATATTTTCGGAAAGACTATTATGATGACGCTACTGGAACAAACTCTTAGGTCTTCTCACGATTGGGCAGTTGATCGCATACATACATTATGTGAAGATAAGAGTGTCGAAGACGCTCAGGCAATTCAGGCAGAGTTTAGAGAATGGATGAACCCCGATATCTCAGAACACGATGTTTTTTCACTTGAATACTTAGGAGACTAATAATGCGAATAGACCTTCATAACTTCTTTCAGTACTACGACCCAAAGAATCCAAAACACGTTGCGGCAGTAGAGCAACTTGAAGTAGATTTGGTGGGTAAATCTCCAGACCTGATGGAGGATACTGCTAATTGGGTGAAGATTTTTAGAACAAAACTAGAAGTAGTAATTCCAGGAATTTTGAATGTTCCTTACTATCCTCAAACAGATAATTATAGAGACGCTAATCGTACTTGTAATAGTTCTTCCTGTGCTATGTGCCTTGAGTATTTTAAACCAGGAACTTTAGTAGGAGCAAAAGGTGATGATGCTTATGTTCAGAAAGTATTCGCAGTCGGTGATACAACTGACCACTCAGTTCAAACCAAAGTTCTTGCTTCTTACGGAGTTAAGTCTGAGTTTAGGTATAATCTTGGGTTTGCTGACCTTGATCGTGAGTTGTCTGCTGGGAGACCCGTTGTTATTGGCATACTCCATCGTGGCACTTTATCTTCTCCTACTGGCGGGCATATGCTGTGTGTAATAGGAAAAAGTCCTGATGGAAAATCTTATATCTGTAATGACCCATATGGGGATTTGAATGATGGATACACAGGAGCAGTCACGAATGGTAAAGGTGCCGTATATAAGAAGTCAGACCTTCAGTATCGTTGGTTAGAAAATAATAAAGATAAAACTGGTTGGGGAAGGATTTTCAAATGACTATCAAATTTGTAGATGCTGCAAAAAACCATAAAGACCTAGAGCATCAAAATCGTGCCTGGGCATTTCTTCAGGCATCAGTTCACAAAGAAATATTGGATGAGTTTGCTAGGATTTATAGAAACCAAAAGATAGAACCAACACTTGATGGACTACCACTTCAAGGTGTTGCCCTTATCAAGGAATTTGAAGATTGTCATCTCAAAGCATATTATGATCCTCTTACAGGTGGGTTGCCCATCACGATTGGGTGGGGCAGCACTCGTAGAAAGGATGGAACGCGATTTATGATTGGGAATAAAATTACTCAAGAAGAAGCAGATGATTTGTTCTACTATCAACTTCGCCGGGAGTTTATTCCTGCTCTTCAAAAAATACCTTACTGGAGTGAGATGAATGACAATCAACGCGGAGCACTTTTATCCTTTGCTTACAATCTCGGAGATTTTTATGGTCATCCTGACTTCAATACTATTACAAGAGTCCTAAAGAATAAGGAATGGGATAAAGTTCCTGAAGCACTTAAACTCTATCGTAATCCTGGAACTAATGTTGAAGCAGGATTATTAAGAAGAAGAGTTGCAGAAGCAAAATTATGGTCATCCTGAATAAGGTTTGGCAATACCTTCGTTCAACATCCTTTCGTTGATTGTGACTGGATCGTCAACAAAATAAAGAGTGCCAAGTATCCTTCCATACTTATCTTCTTTGAAAGTTTCAATTACCCATTCACCTTCTCGGGACAGTTCTTTTTCTAACCACGCTTTTGTCGCAAGACCTTCTGCTTTTTCTTTAAGGTCTTTGGTTCTTGTTTCTGCGGCATTAATACCTTTGAGACGAACTCTTTGAACAGTTGTAAGATTGAATCCCAAATCTATTGAAACATCTAATGTGTCACCATCAACAATTCTTTCTATCTTCTTGATTTTATAGTGATACATTATCTTCTTCGTATGCTAATTTAAGTATATAGTAAATGATATAAGCAGCACCGGCAAGTCCAATACCTAATAGTATATTTACACTCCATACTGGGTCAGTCATTTTCTTTTTCTTCAGGTTTTTTATTTAAGTTTGCCTTCAAAGCAATAATAGTTGCCAGAAGAGACATCAAAACTTGAATTGATTCTGATGTATTATCGTCACATTTACTTGGAGGTTTTGCTCCACTTTTATCAAATGCCTTTACCAGATACAGATAATGTAAACTACTCATCACTTTGAAATTACATATTACATAATTTGTGAAAGTCATTCCGACAATTGCTGTTGCTACAAATGCAACCATCACAGGAACTATATTATCAAGTGTTGGATATTTGAATTTCATAATCGTCCTTCGGTTTTATGTATCCATTCCTTCAACTCAGCAACATATTTTCTGAGTTCTTGTGCCTTATTTAGATGCCATTCATCACCACTCCTGAAGTACTCGTGAGTGTGATTATCTATTGCCTTTAGAATATTGTGTATCGGTGTATTCCAGTGCTCTCTATGAGGTGTATTCCACTCTCGTGGCATAAAATGTGAAAAGCAGTTTGAAGTATTTAGATTCTTGGGAGACTTATTCACCCCCCAACCACTTCTCAAACTGGCACACTTGACAGAACCTAAATAATCTCATATAATGCAAAGGAACCCACTCAAAAGGTGGGTTTTGTCATAATGAGTCTGTGATGTGACACTTAGAGCCGTGGAAGATGCCCTTCGAGAGAGGTGGTATACCCCTCTTCTATACGGATGCCGAATTCTATTAAAATTAATGCAACAATTTTTTACTGTAGCCTTTCCCCTTTTGGCAATGGTTACAACCAGCACGGCAACACTGCCCCAAGTGTTTCCTCCTCCACCCGTGAGTGGTCCGCCACCATTCTCTATTATTCAAGAGGATCCTACACGAAAGACAGCGACCAGAGAGGTTGCTCCAGTTAAACCAAAAGAAAAAAGACTAATTTGTAAAGGATGTAATACTAATGAAACGAAGACTGTAGAATTTCTACAGAATCGTGGAATTACTGACAAAAATGCCATAGCAACCATTATGGGCAATATCCGACAAGAATCTACCTTCACTCCTAATGTATGTGAGGGTGGTGCTATAGTGTCTTATGGTGCTTGTACAAGTGGTGGTTATGGTCTTATTCAATTTACCGATGCTCCAAGATATAATGGTCTTGGTAAGTTTGCTGCTCGTATTGGTGGAGACCCTTCCACACTTGATACTCAACTTCGTTATATTATTACTGAACCACAATGGAGAGGTATTGAAGATAGATTGAAAGTCCCAGGAAAACCTATTGAATATTATATGCGTTTAGCATATACTTGGTTGGGGTGGGGACATAAAGGAGCAAGAACTGATTTTGCTTATAACTACTCAAATAAGTTAGTTCTAACTGTGATTGACTCCTAAATACATATACCTGACTTGCTGACACTTTTCAGGTGAGATTGGAGTGCTTCGGCACTCCTTTCTTGTATAAATAATAATGTCAGCAAGAATGTACCGGCGTTGAATGGAAACGAGGTATGATTTATAAATAACTAAAAAGTATTCATAAAATGGACGCACAAGAACTTCGCAATCTTCAAGAAGCATATATGGAAGTTTATGAACTTGATGAAGATTGGAAACCTGTAAATGTGCCAAGAGTAAAAACTCGTATGGGAAATCTTGAAGGGAGATTGTCTTCAGTTTCTAATGATAGATTTTCCAGCAATACCCCAGAATATGCCAGATATCAAAGAACCGCAAATGTTGTCTCACAATCAACTGAAAATCCAAATAAACCTTTCCAAAAACCAACATTTGATCCAGGTGGACTGAAAATAAAACCAGGAGGCCGAGGTGTCACATTTTCTCCAGAAAGAAATTCACAATGGAAACCATTTTCATCTAGATTACCTACCAAAACTCCTGCTACAGTAACAAAACCATCTACACCATCATCCACAAAACCAAACCCTCGTAGTATTTCTGGTTCTAGTGCTCCTAGACCGGGAAGAGGATCTACATCAAATTGGATGACAGATAGAATGGGTGAATTTACATCTGCGTTAAATAGATTATCAGATCCAAGAAAACCAAATTCAACCACAAAACCACAAGTAAAACCAACCAAAAGTTCAAGAGGTGGTGGTTCATCAGCACAAGGCGTTGGTTCTCCATCAGGAACTGGTAGATATCAAGTTGGTGGGGCGCAAGGACATGGTATTTCTGGAATAAAAATGGCCGATAGTTATGACCTCTACGACATCATTCTCTCACACCTTCTTGATGAGGGTTATGCCGAAACACCAGAAGCAGCAGAATCTATTATGGTGAATATGAGTGAAGAGTGGAGAGAGAGTATTTGTGAGGCAGAGATTGAACCCCCAAAAGAAAGAGTTGGTGCTTTGACGAATATTGATATTCCAATGTCCGAAAGAGAAGCAGCAAGACAAAGAACACTTGCAAAAGCAAAAGCAAAAAGAGAAAAAAACAAAAATTGAATAAATATAGGAGGGCACTCATAACCCTCCTTTTTTTATGTTCAATTTCAATTTCGGCAAGAAGAAACCTGATATTAAGCAATATGCAATTATAGGAGTCGTATTATCTTCTGTGATTGTAATACTCTCACAGTGCTCTAGTATTCCTAGCAATCAACTTTGGGATTTACTGGATGAGATACAAAGAAAATATTTTCCACAAACTATACTAAATGAGTTTATTATCAAAGATGATGAAAAACTCAAAAGAAGAATTGTGAGGGATGTTGATAGTGCAATTGATGAGTATTGGAGAAAAACTGGAGAAAAACCCGTAGAGATTCCTGCTCCAATATTTTCAGAGAAACCTGTAGATGAATCTGTGTGTTATACTGAAGAATGTAAATCACTCGGTGGAGAAATGCGTTTATGTGCTCCTTGGGTGTCTGGATGTAACTAAAAGTCGTATATATAAACATATCTTATTTTTATAGAGATTATTATGTCTGTATCACAAGAACTACTGACTGCTATTGAAGCGTGGAAAGTAGAAGACGAAAAGTTCACTGCTGGTAATAGTGCCGCTGGTACTCGTGCCCGTAAGGCACTTCAGGAAGTTGCCAAACTGGTCAAGACCCGTAGAGGCGAGATTACCGAAGAGAAGAACGCCCGTAAGGAAGCAAAGGGTTGACTTTAGTGCCCTGATGCCTTATAGTAGTTTGACGGGTGGAGGAGGTCCAAACTTCTTATAAATCCCACACCTCCCAAGCCTCTCAACGATGCTCAAACAGGGAGGTCCCTTTATGTCCCGTTAGCTCAGGAGACAGAGCAATTCTCTTCTAAAGAATCGGTCGTGGGTGCGAATCCTACACGGGACGCTTGCTACTTTGCACTGGAAAGATAAACCAGAATGCCGGTAGCAAACGAGGGTAAGTCCCTGTTATATCCTTATGAGATATATCACACTTGCCCCATCATTCCCCGATAGCTCAATTGGTAGAGCAAAGTGCTGTTAACACTGAGGTTGTTGGATCGTGCCCAACTCGGGGAGTTGGAAGGTCTGGAAATGTCTGGGTCTTCCAAAACAAAAACGCTAAACAAACTTCGGGAGGAAACTCCCAACCGATTTGGAAATTACCTGAAAAACAGGAAGAATAAGGTTTGGTGTTTTTTGCAGAAAGTGTCTTCTGCGGGTGTCGGACACTCGATACCCATCCGCCCTTGTAGCTCAGTGGTAGAGCAACGGTTTTGTAAACCGTTGGTCGTCCGTTCAAATCGGATCAGGGGCTTGACATAATATTCGTTATGTCTTATAATTCATGAGTCCGTGTGGAGGAGCATACTTCCCTAAATAGGAAGTGTATGTGCTAAGTAAAATGAGAACTAAAACTGAATTATTAAATGCAGTTGAAGCATCTCAATCAATGGCTGAGGTCGTAAGGAGATTGGGTCTTAATAAAAGTAGCACTACTTATGCTACTTTAAAAAAAGATTTTGCACATCACAATATACAACCTCAATTTAAAAAAAGAAGTAGGAACACTATTCCTTATACTTTTGAGGAAATGTTTTGTGAAAATTCTACTTGCGATAGATCAACTCTTAGGAATAGAATTATTAAAGAAGAAATTTTCAAATATAAATGTTCCGAATGTGGTATAATTGATTGGAATGGACAAAAACTTTCTCTTCAATTAGACCATATAAACGGAGTTTCTAATGATAATAGGATGGAAAATCTAAGATTTCTTTGTCCCAATTGTCATTCTCAAACAAAAACTTGGGGGAATAAAAATAATTTCCCCGCCGAGAGTGATGCCAAAAGTAAGGCACCCCGATAAGGGATACGGTAGAAGGATGCGAAACCTTCCACTCTCAACATTGCGGATATGGTGTAGTGGCAACACAAGAGTTTTCCAAACTTTTATCCTCGGTTCAAATCCGTGTATCCGCTTCCCCTAAAATATCAGGGGAGCTAAATAAACTTCGTAGTTGTAAATCTTAACGAACTATATGAAATTTTTCAAACAAATGATGCTTGTGCCTGTTGCACTGAGTCTTGTTGCTCCTGCTGTGAATGCCGCAGAACTCAATACTGAGGATGTCAACAAGTATGCTTCGGCACAACAAGTCACTAGCATTACACAATTTACTGATGTCCAACCTACTGATTGGGCATATCAGGCACTTAGCAATCTTGTAGAGCGTTATGGTTGCGTAGCAGGTTATCCTAACGGCACATACAAAGGTGGTCAGGCAATGACCCGTTTTGAGGCAGCAGCACTGCTGAATGCCTGCCTTGATCGTGTAACTGAAACCACAGATGAACTCAAAAAACTTCTTGCTGAATTTGATACAGAACTAACTGTACTCACTTCTCGTGTAGATGGTCTTGAGAACAAAGTTGGACAACTGCAGGCAACTCAGTTTTCAACCACTACCAAACTCAAAGGTGAAGTAAACTTTATTCTTGGCGGTGTTCCTGGTCTTGAAACTAACAAACGTGTTGATGTAGGTAATACTGCATTCAACTATGATGTTCGTCTGAACTTTGATACCTCTTTCACTGGTAAGGACTTGCTCCGTACTCGTCTGCGTTCTGGTAACTTCAGTAGCGATCCTTTTGGTTCCAGTTCTTCACTCTTCAAACTTGATAAGGCAGAATCTTATGCCGACCAAGTTGTGATTGACCGTCTGTACTATCAGTTCCCAGTTGGTAAGAGTGTAACTCTAACTGCTGGTCCTCTGGTTCGTAACACTGAGATGGCATGGGTTCCTTCTGCTTATAAGTCGGAAATCCTTGACTTCTTTCAACTTGGTGGTGCCTCTGGTGTCTATAACAAGGCAACTGGTGCTGGTTTTGGTGCTCAATGGAAGCAACAAGTTCCAAAAGGTCAGGGAGGTTTCCTTGCTGGTCTGAACTATGTCTCTCAAGATGGTGATAACACTGAAACTGGTGTCTTCAATTCAGATAGTGGATTGAACTTTATGACACAAGTTGGTTATCGTGCTCCTCAGTGGGGTGCTGCCGTTGCTTACCGTTATGGTACTGAAGGCAGTCGTGTCCGTACCTTCAACGCCCTTGGAGGCGGGTCTGGTGCCCTTGCCGCAGGTCAGGAAAGCAATAGCGTTGCTGTGAATGCTTACTGGCAACCTTCTCAGAGTGGATTCGTTCCTTCTATCTCAGTTGGTTATGGATATAATGATGTGGATGGTAAAGGTTCTAAAACTGGTGCCACCGATTCTGATTCCTGGTTCGTTGGACTTCAGTGGTCTGATGTGTTTGCCAAAGGTAATACTGCTGGTGTTGCTATTGGTCAACCCGGTAATTCTGACTTCGTTGGTGAAGATGCCGCGATGCTTGAAGTCTTCTATAAGTATCAAGTTTCGGACAACATCAGCATCACTCCTGCTATCTTCTATGTGAGCAATAATGCCCGTTATCAAGGAGAATCTTCTTGGGGTGGTGTGGTTCAGACCAAGTTCACATTCTGATAAATCACTTATAACTTGAGTGTAAGCACCCATTCTTTGGGTGCTTTTTTATGTTATGAACTTCTTAACCAAATCTTAGTTGATTTTATCTTCCCTTTACCTTAGAATTACTCTGTAGTTATTCACTTTTTATGAAACTCAAAAATATTATTGTTGCCGGTCTTGCTTTTGCTCCTACTGTCGCACTTGCCGGAGTTGACCGTCTTGCTGTTGCTGGTGCTACTTTCCCAGCAACTATTTACCAACGATGGTTTTCCACTCTTGCCAAATCTGGTGGTCCTAAAGTAAACTATCAGGCAGTTGGTTCTGGTGCTGGTCGTAAGGCATTTATTGACCAAACAGTAACCTTCGCAGCAACTGATGACCCCATCTCTGATAAGGACAGAGCAAAGGTTTCTCGTGGTGTAGTTCAAATTCCGATTGTTGGTGGAACTATTGCTCTTGCCTATAACAATCCTTCTTGTAAACTGAAACTGACTCAGAAACAAGTAGTATCAGTCTTTATGGGTTCTATTGATAACTGGAAGGAACTTGGATGCCCTGGTGGTAAGATTTATGTTTCACACCGTTCCGATGGTTCTGGAACCACTGCTGCCTTTACAGAGTCACTTCAGTCCTTCTCCAAGGAATGGACTCTTGGTGTCGGTAAATCTGTAAATTGGAAAGTTGGTGTTGGTGGTAAAGGTAATGAAGGTGTTGCTGGTGTTCTCCAAACCACTCCCGGTTCAATTGGTTATCTCAATCAATCTTTTGTGAAGGGTAATCTGAAAGCAGCAGCAGTTCAGAACAAGGCTGGTGAGTTTGTTCTCCCCAGTTATGTTTCTGGTTCCAAGGCACTGAATGGTATTCAGTTAGATAAAAATCTTGCTGGACAAAATCCCAATCCTTCTGCCAGCGGTGCTTATCCTATTGCCACTTTGACTTATGTTCTTGCCTATAAGACTGGTAATGGTCCTAAAGCAGCATCTATCAGAGAAGCAATTAATTATATGTTGAGTGATAAGGCACAGGCACTTGCTGATGACCTTGGATATGTTCCTCTCAAGGACGCAATCCAATCACGAGCACAATCTGCCGTGAAACTTATTGGTGAATGATATTGAAGGGAGTTGACAACGACTCCCTTCTATTGTATTATTAAAAATAAAATGAAAATTAATCTATGGTTTTGCTCTGAAATGAATCAGTGGAGGTGGACTCTCTGTGATAGTTCTCGTCCAATTCGTAAACAAGAATCTGGTCAAAGAGAAAATCTCCGTGATGCTATGAATGATATAGCAACTACGGTAAAATATATGATGAATCAACCTTGACTTTACGGGCGATTAACTCAGCGGTTAGAGTGTCTGATTTACATTCAGAAAGTCCGCAGTTCGAATCTGCGATTGCCCATTATAAATACCTAAAAAGTATTGGTGTAATGGAAAAACTTTATAAATTATTAAGTGATACTCAGGCATCACTTTTTTTGCTATTCCAAAAAACTTGGGTATATCACTGGCATATTGTAGGACCTGACTTTAAACAGATTCACGATTTGTTTGGGGACCAATACGCAGAAATTCAAGAAGAAGTTGATCGTATCTCAGAACATATGAGATTTTTGACTATTAAACCTATCAGCTCTTTATCTAGAGTTCTGGAAGTATCTGGTGTTGAGGAAGCAAAAACTAATATTTCTGAAATGGAAATGATTAAAGATTTACTTGAGGGACACAAAAAGATTATAGATATGTTAGGTGAAGTTGCTGAAGAAGCAGAAGCACAAAAGTCAAGAGGAACTGTCAATCTTGTTGATGATTTAAACGAAGCACACGGCAAGTTCGTTTGGATGCTTCGTTCATTTACTGAATAATTAATTATAAAGATGGAAAACTTAAAAATTAGATGTAAGTCTTGCGGAAGTGAGATAGAAGGAAAGTCTGGAAAAACAGTTGCGTGTGGATGCCCTAATATGGCAACCATTCGCAATAATGAAAATGTTGCTGCACTTGACTTATCAAAGGTTGTTATGATAAACTATATGAGTACCAAAGAAAAGTCTACTGTTCTTACGAATGAAGACCTTGCCTTCCAAGAAGCAAGGCGTCAGCGTAAAGTAAGACGACTTGATTTTGATGTCCGTTGATAGTTTTTATTGGAAGATAGCACCGATGGTTGGTAAATCGCCTTGAAAGCGATGCCAGGTTCACGCCTGATAGTTCGATTCTATTATTTTCCTTTTAATTGAAGACTATATAAAATAACGGGGTGTAAGTCAGAGGTAGACGGTTTGCTTTGGGAGCAAAAAGACACTGGTTCGATCCCAGTCACCCCGATTGCCAGTTTCATGACTGGCACACTTGA